TTTTTCTTTAATACTATAAATATAATATGGGTAACCTATATGCTCACATGAAATTTCATCTGCTTTAGACAATTTAGAAGTTCCTTTTGGATGACTATGGAAAACACCAAGTATTTGACCACCTTGATCTTCGCAAGCTGCCCAATCTTCAGGATCTAAAGCAAAAAAGTTTTCTTGATCTTCAGCAATATTTTTACAAGGCCAAAATTTTTCTTGTCCGTCTATAAGTGTATAAATACCGCAAGACTCTTTAGGAGCTTGGGCTTTTGCATAAATTTCAGCTTCAAGTTTCCAATCCATATTAAGCATTTTGTAATGTACCGACTAAAGGAAAATCGGCCCTTGTAACAAGTTTTTTTGGTGCACCTACACCAATCAGGTCAAAAGTACTTACTAATTCAAATTGTACAATATCTCTGCTTTCTGTCACTTTTCTTTCAATAAAATATATTTCTTGTGGTAATTCTGCTGACGGATCAGGAGTTCCATAAGGATTTATTGAACTAGGAAAATTTACAGCATCTAAAAATCTACTCATAGTGCGTCTGCGAATAATTTTTGCACCTTGCAAATCAGAAAATGCAGTCGTTTGGTTTACTAATTGCATTAATGCAGTTATTACTCCAAGTAAATTTGAAAAAGTTAAAGTTGGTCTTGGTAGTTTTCCTTTTCCCGAATATAAATAACCATCTGAAGAAACTGGCATTTTTGAATAAGTATTAGCTTGCCATATCAAGTCATTTTTATCTTTTAGATTATTACCAGCATGAAATAAATAAACAGTAGGATTTGCTATGGTTGCGTTTACATTAAAAGACACGTTACCGCTTGTGGACTGTGAGGTTGTACCTGTGACTGTAAATGTATTTGTGGCAACTGTTTGTATGGTATAAATCCCATCAATTCCATTTCCTGAAGTAAAATCAAGAGTTAATATAAGACCAGCAGAAAATCCATGAGAGTTTAGTGTGATAGTAATAGTTGTAGTTGACTGACTGTAGGAAGCTGTTTTTGCAACTTTTGTATAATGAACATCAGCTTTTAATTCAAGAGAATATAATTCAATAATTGATTTATTTATTCTTTGTTGTAACTCAGGAACAGGATTAGCCATTTATGGTTCAAATACCTCTCGAAATGAACAGCTTATGATAGCTCTATTATTGTAAGGAATACTTTTTGTCCAAGAATCACAAACAAACTGACTTGCACCAGATAAAGTTATTGATACATTTCCACTATTTGTTGCACTGGCGGCAGCCGTTACTGTAAAGGTATCATCATTGGTAACAGATGCAACAGCAAAATCACCATCAGTTGCGGAACCAGTTGTGTAATCAATTGTCAAAACATCACCAATAGCAACCCCATGCTGTGTGATTGAGATTGTCACAGTTGTAGTGCTTTGGCTGTAAGTTCCTGTTTTTGTAAAACCTTCGGCTGGTGGGGTAAAAGTAAAGCTTGCCTGATCTGCAACTCTACTTCTTAAAAAGCCCTCAATGACATCTGATTCAGTCTCAGACACGTTAAAAGTAAGAGCATATTCTTTTGGATCTAGATGGTTTGGAAGGCCAAATAAAACTCTATTTTCATAGCCATCACCCATTTGTGTAACTTTAATTCTGGGTTTGCTTGTTTTTCTCATCCCGTAACTGGGAGTGATAGAAGGGAAATTTGCCATTATGGATTAAGTAAACCTCCTGATCTTTGTTCTTGGGCGATAGTTGTTTGAACAACAGAAGCAATAAGTGTTCCTAAGTTTCGACCACCTAGTTGACCACCTTCCGTTGATTGATTTCCTGATGAATCTACATTAACAGTTATGTTGTTTACAGTGCCACCTCCCATCTTATTATTTGGAATTATATTGCCACCTTTAGAACCCATCTGCAAAATCTCAGGGCCACGCTCTCCTACAACATAAGCACCCCCAGCAGATACAGGGCCACCACTTGCTCTTTTGCCAAATAATCCACCTATAAAACCTCCAATACCACCTCCGCTTTTTTTACCACCGCCAAACACATTGCCCAAGAATCCACCAACTGCGTTTCCTAGACCAGATACTGCACGTTGCATGGCAACCTCTACAAGTTGTCTTTTTAACTTATTTAATACACCAGATGCAGCTTCAGCAAGAGACTTTGTACCCATAACCGCATCAGTTAAACCTTGAACCACTCCATCTTCAACACTTTTGCCGATCTCCATAAATGTATCTTTTAAATCTTGTGCCTCTTGTTTTGCTTTTTTCTCAGCTTCTGTAAGTTGTTCAACACCTGTTTTTATATTTTGAGTTATAGGAACAATATTATTTTTTGCTTCAAGTTGATCTTTTACTTCATTTGTAACAAGTCCTTCAACCTCTGAATATTCAATTATTTTTGGTATAAGTTGATCAACAGATCTTTTAATTTTTGGAAAAGGATTTTCAAACTTTGGAAATTTAATATCTAAATCTACTCGTGGTAATTCAATACCGCCAAGTAACTTTCTTAATGGTTCTGGGATAATTTCAACAACTTTTTCAAATGCTCTTTGAAAGAACTTAACTATATTTTGAGCAGTACCAGCGACTAACTTTCCGATACCTTCAAAAAAATTAACTACTGGCTGTGTTGCTTCTACAAAGCCATTAATTAGATTTTCTCTTAATGTAATTAAATTTCTTAAAGTAACACCGATAACACCACCAATAACTTTGCCAATTAATTCAACATTTTTACTTGTTGTAGTAATTGCTTCCTTTATACCTATCCAGCCCTGTTCTAAATTAAACAATACGTTTGTAGATTCTATTCCTAAAGCTTGTGCAATATTTTTCCCTATTTCTCCTACTGCTCCTACTATTGCTCTTATTGGTGCTATTACTAATTCAAAAGCACTCTTTAAAGCTTCAACTGTAACAGCAGCTATTTTAAGAGAATCTCTAATTACTATTCCTATTTCAGATCCTTCAGTAGTTAGGTTTGTAAATGCAGTTCCTAATCTTGTCAGTTGTCCTTGAATTGTATTCTGTGCTGTAAATGCAGCTTCAGCAGCAGTGCCTTGAGCTTTTGCTTGATTTTCTAGGTTTTTGTTAAAGCTTACAAGTTGATCATTTAACAAAGGTAGGATTGCTGTTCTGGCTTCAACAGATCCAAAGAACTGAGCAAGGGTTTCTTCACTAGCTCCACCTTTTGCAACAAGCTCTTCTAAAACACCTCCTAAACCTTTTGTACTTAAAGCTGTAGCACTAAAATCTATTCCCAGTTTTTCAGCCGCTTTCGCTGCCTCACTGGTAGGCTTTTGTATCGCAGCAATAACTTGTCGTAGTCCAGCAAAGGTAGATTCAACAGGAACACCAGTTGCAGTGACAGTAGATATTGCCGCATTAAGTTCATCTATCCCAACACCAGCACCAGCCGCTATAGGTGCAAGACGACCTATCTGCTGTGCATATTGATCAACAACAATTTTACCATCATTCTGTGTTTGTATAAATCCATCAACTAACTTAGCCGCTTGATCTGACTCAAGACCATAAGCATTAAGAACAGAGGTTGTTGCATCAGCAACAGTAGCTAATTCAGAAAAACCACCAGTAGCACCTAACTGTGATGCCTTTAATACATCTGTAAGTTCAGCAGTCTCACCAAAGCCAGCAGATGCTACATCATAAGACGCTGCTAACAAATCTAAAGATGATGCTTGTCCACTTAGTTCATTAGACAGGCTTTTTAATTTTGGATTTAAAGCGTCAGCATCTACTCCAAGAGTTTTGATTTTTGCACTAGCAAAATCTTGTTGAGCAAGATTTCCAAAAGCTTTAAAAAGAAAACCAACAGCAGTTGTTATTCCAGTAATCGGGCCTAAAAAACCAATTAAACTTTTAGAAGCTAGGCCAATACCACCAGCAGCCCCTTTTGCCGCAGTTCCTGTTGCAGTGAACCCTGCTGGTAATATCTTTAAACTTCCAGATGTTGCCTTTAACTTTCCACCTGTACCTGTAATTGTTGTATTAAATTTCTTAGCCTGTCCATCAACATTCTTTAACGCTGTGACAGCTTGTGTGGCATTAACTCTTAGTTCTACATTAGAAACTGCCACGACTAAACAATAACTCCCTTAACTATACTTTGATTTGCGTCTAAGTGCATCTGCCTCTTTCTTTTCTCTATCATACTTTAATTCATAATAGCCAGCAAAAAATATCAACTCTTCTTCTGTAAGTTGTGTTCTTAATTCACTTACTGTCTTACCTAATTCTGTTGCAAGGAAAAACTCAAAATTTAACCAGTTATCCCCCTTTAAGATTCCTTTACGTTATCAATAGTTGCGTTTTGATTTACACCAAATAAAAACAGTTCTATTTCATTCAATACGTTTTCTGGTAACTCATTTTGTAAGTTAACAAAGTCTGCTGGATGAAATGCCTTTGTTCCATCTTCTTTCTCTGCCAACTGACAAAGCATATGAGTAGAAACAATTAATGGATCATCACTGCCAGCCCTTTGTGATGCTCTGGCTCTGTCTGCCCTTGTAATGGCCTTAAAATATAAACTGACTATAGTTTTGCCATTATCATCTGTAACGTCAAATTTACGCCTTTTAGAAAGGTCAAATGATTCCTTTAAAAGGTCGAGGGTTCTTTTTTCTGCCATGAATTAAGTGCGAAGTATCTTAAATTTACTATATGTCTGAAGTAATTGCACCAGTTGTTATAAAGGAAATGTTTATTAGCTGAGTTTCTCCAAGTGTTGCACCATATTCAGCACTTGTAATGATTCCAGAAAAAGCTAATTTTTTTGAACTAGCTGAACTATCAGGAAACAATTCAAATAATGCGTCTCCAGCATCACCAGTTGTTAATATATCTTCAACAAAAGCTAAGTAATCAGTGTTACCAGCATTGTCATAAATCAATTCTGCTGATCCTTCACCAGATATAAGACCACCGATAAAAGTTTTAGATGTATTACCTTGTACTGTAGTTTCTAAAGTATCCTTTGAAACTGATAATGACCAAGATCTAGTTCCTGATATATCGGCTTCAGTACCAGCCGCATTATGGAACATAACCTTACCACTGTCGCCTTTAATAGCTGCCATGACAAAAAAAAGAAAGATTTACAAATATATTAACTCTTTTCGGAGTTTTTTACATCTTTTTTAGGATTTTGTTGACTCTCCATATATCTTTTACAGTTTGGATCCCACATTTGTCCATCTCTTACTCCTTTGACAGCTTCGATAGCATCTAGCATTTCGTCTGTGATTTCAAGCTTTGGCATGATTAAAGATCCTCGTAAATTGAAAATGTTATTCTTAATTGTGTTTGAAACTTACCTTCTGGACTTGAGTTAAGAATCTCAGGGCCAATAGGTGCATCAAAAATAACACTTGATACTGTAATTCTATTGTATAAGTCCCTAAGTCTTTTGCAAATTGTAAAGTTAGACCCTGC